TGACACCCCCATTAGAAAAAATCTTTGATCCCCTTCAGGACAATCTTGTGAACCTTGCCACATTCCGGACATTCAACTTCTGTCTTATACTGGATCGATGGCATTGACTCAAAAAATTCTGTCTGGATTTTTTGTCTCATACCCGATGTAAGCGATTCAATAAATTCTAGCAGTTCGGCGTGGGATGTCTCTGATGCCGGGTATGTCTTTTCTGCGTCATACACCATTTCAATACACTCGACCATCGTTTCAAACATCATCTCCGCTTCGCTCAGATTCTTCTTTGCTAGCTTGGTCATCATGTTTAGGGTTGGGTATTTCATGACTACCCCAACGCCGTTGTCTGTTAGTGTAATCTTGTTGTTGTGGTTTTCATTGAAAGTCGGTTCAAGTGAAGCAAAGTCGATGGCAATCTTGATCTCTCTACCACACCTACGCTCTTTACCAGTCTCTTCGTCCGTGACCATATTATCACATGTAAATGATGGTGTGATTGTTTCGCCTGACGATACCGCTCTCAGCTTGAGGAAGACGTACTCAAAGTCAAAACTTGTCAGTTTGCCTGCGTCATCAATTCCATCAACACAATCTTCGATGAGCTTCTTTAGAGCATTCATCATGTCAGATTCTTTACCAGATTCCTTAGCCATCAACAGCAGCTTTTCTTCTTTGGTAAGATACGGTCTGTATGATACCTCTTTCTTGGTTGAAGGGATCACTAGGGAATGGGTTGGTACTGCAATTGTTGGTAGCTTCATTGTGTTTCCATTGTAAGGGTAGAATAATTCAATCAGTTATTTTGGTTTATTTATCACACTGTTACGTATCGTGTGTATCTAAAAGTCACCTGTAGCCGGTGGTATTCATTCTGGTTCTGTGATAGCCCAAGGTCTGTTACGGTAGTTGGGTATGCGTCGTATAGGTCTACGCCGTAGGTCTTAGAATTTTTTTCGTCTAGTTGGTTGATTGTGATGTCGGATACATAAGAGTTGAAGAATCTGTACGCATGACTATCTGATGGCGAAATGAAAGCAAGCCAGTCATCGAAGATTTTTTTCTCGGTCATCTCTCGACTACACCTGAATGTCATCGCAATTTCATTGTAGAGTTTATCGTATGGGATGTATTGGACCGGTCCATGCATTGCTCTTGGTGCTGTTGAGTAGCCCCGCCCCGGTAGTGCTGCCTCTTCACATGCTAGGGTAAGAACAGACCCGTCGCCAACCGGCGGGTTTATGTTTACTTCGTATCGGTTTGTGCGAGCAACACCACGACTCTTAACATCAGAAATAAATCTTTCAATGCTCATCTAAAGCTCCTTTGCGAATCTCTCCACACCTTTTCGTTCGACGCACCCACAAACTTCTGTACAGGGAGAAAAACAGCAATCTCCCAATCTTGCGATGGAACCCATAGAAATCTCGACTGGATTTGTGATGTAAGATATCTTTTCAGACAGGGTTGAAACGCTTTGAATCTAGCTGATCTGGCGAGTATCTTGTATGTCATCCGAATACGTGTTGTCTCGTCAAACTTATCGTTTGTTGCGATGTCTGTCAGTCTATTGAGCAGAATCGCTCGCCACTTGTACGGCAGATAGTGAAAGTTCAACCCAAGAAATCCATCGGGCAGGGGTTTCACTATAAATACCAACGGATGCCTGTCGTAGTATGGCAGCGTATCTTTTGTCTTCGGGTCGTATTGGAACATGACCATGTGACCAATGATGCTTCTGGTTTTGGGAATGCGAGTGACAACATTATCTCTATCAGCATTCCTGATCATCCTACGTGGAGTGAGATTTCTAAGAGATCGTGCCTTGCGTTTATAGTATGATTGTGCTTCTCGCGTGCGAGGCACATAGTCCATTCGCCTAGCACCAGCCGCAAGATCGTCAAAGACAGTGGGTTTGTTATTTGCCATACTAGTATTTATACAAAAATATCTAAATAATTTTTGCGAGATTCGATAAATAGGAGTAGTAACGTGGCATGGAAAGGCAAATACAATCCGTCAAATCCGGACAAATACCAAGGCGATCCGACCAAGATCGTCTATCGCTCGTCGTGGGAACGTGATGTGTTCTATCACCTAGACCACAATCCAAACGTGCTGAAATGGTCGAGTGAGGAAATCATCATTCCATATCTACACCCGCTCGATAGCCGGGTCCACCGATACTTCCCTGATATTTATGCGAAGATGCGAACGAAGGATGGTTCGATCATTCAGACCATCATCGAAGTCAAGCCCCAAAAAGAAACAGTCGAGCCGAAAAAGCCCAAGCGACCTAGCAAAAGATATGCTAACCAGATGGCTAAATACTTAGTAAATGAGGCTAAATGGAATGCCGCACAAGAGTATTGTATATCGAATGGCTATGAGTTTCGTGTAATGACGGAGTATGACATATACGGACCAAGTGGCAAGAAGTATACCCACAAAAAAAGCAAAAAGAAGAAAGCATAGATGGCAACATACTCATTCCCAAAAGACGTTGAATCGTTTCCAAACTTTCTGGAAATACAGATTTTAGAATCACCAGACGATACCACTGGTGATAAAATTCATCTGTATATGCCTGCTCAACCAAAAGAAACGCTGAGCGCACAGTATGATACTCTAGACAGCAGGCTTGCTCGTAGTGTGAACAAGAACAGGAAAGAAATCCAAGCAGGGCTTGAGCAATTGTCTAAGGGGAATGCGGAAGGCATTAAATCCCTTGCCGAGAATGGCATTGATGCTGTGTCTAATGTGGCAACAGATATTGTCGCGGACAATGAGGTTGTTAGAGCAATCAGTGCAAGCACAGTAAAGCTAGGCGGCGACCCGGCATTAACCTATGCGTTCAAGACAATGGATCACAGATCGTTCTCGTTTTCGTTTAACATGATTGCAACCGATAGCAGCGAAGCACAAGCAATCAAAGATATTGTGAAAGCACTAAAACTAGCAGCAGCACCCGATTACATTGGTGGTAAAGAGCAGGGTCTTATCCGGTATCCAGATACGATCAAGGTAAAATACAAAGACGAAACACACCTACACAAGTTTAGAAAATCTGTTATCAAAACAGTGGATGTTACCTATAACACATTAGCAGCAGATAAATTCACTACGTTCAAAGGCGGCGCACCTTTGGGCGTTCAGCTTGACCTAACCTTTGAAGAATTGGCAATCGTTACCAAGAAATTTATTAGAGAAGGCGACTAATGGCATACTTCAGCGAATTTCCAACAATCGAATATGACATTGATAAAGATGGTAAAACAGTCATCCTTACGAACATTCTTCGTGGTGTTCAGTTCAATAGTGTGCTGAAAGAAAATATTCTACTGCATGATAGATATGCATTTGAAGACCGCGACCGCCCCGAACACATTGCGTATAAAACATACAAAGACTCTGAGCTACACTGGTTGATCTTGTCGCTCAACGGTGCAATCGATCCTAACTATGACGTTCCTGTATCAGAGACAGGATTGTTTGCATACACCAACGAGAAGTATCCCGGTCAGACCTATTTCGTGGGCGATGCTGTAGGGGCAAGTCCATTTGGTAATATCAGTGGGTCTTTCACAAACGGCGAATATGTGTATGCTCCGTGGACATCATGGGGCGGTACAATCGGCGGTGCGTCTTTTGACACAAACTCACCACGTGTGAAGCTCGTTGATGGATCGTCTACTGATGATGTTTATAATGGCGGGGTTCTCTTTGTGCATGATGGTGCGAATGAACAATACAGAATAATCACAGACTATGATGGGTCTACTAAATGGGCAACACTGGATAGCCCGCTTACACCAAAACCGGATACTGATTTGCAGTGTGGTGATGATTGGGCAGTGCTACCAAGCGGCAAAGTCAATCGATGGGATGCTACGTATTCACGACTAGAAGTAACTGGTGTGTATGGAACAATCTCTGAAGACGATCTGCTGACCGGCGTGACATCAGGCACAGTTGGATATGTTCGTCGCAAAGTATCATTCTCCCGTGATGCTGTTCACCACTTTGAAAATGTTGACACTGGCAAGTGGTATGATCCCTATGACTCAGACACACAATACCTTGCTGGTTATGCTGTTCCGTCTGGTAGCCCAAACTCAACAATCGAAGCGACTGTTATCACAAACCAACAATACGAAAAAGACCTGAATGATGGTAAGAGATTTATTTCTCTACTACAAACTGATGCAATCGGTCAGGCACGTGCTGACTTTGAGCGAATCATGGACGAGGAATAAATGGCATTATCGCAAGTCAAACAAGTCAAGCTAAAGAAGTTGGTTCTAGAATCAGCTAACGGCAAGAAGAAGATCGACATCCGCGAAATCATGAGAGAGATGGTTTTGTATGAAGATTTATTCTCGCCATCGTTGACTGCTGAAATCATGGTTGTCACATCGGTTCCGATTGACGATGCTTTGCCGTTTACAGGACAGGACTTTATCACAATCCAGTTCCAGTCACCAGACAAAGGAAACGTCGAAGCTAAGCTGTCGCTATACAAAGTATCTGATAGAGTTCAAGGTGCTAAGCGTAGACAATTTGTGTATTTTCTCAAGTGTGCATCGCCTGAGTTTTGCCACAACGAAAAGGTTCGCATCTCTAAGTTCTACGATGACAAGCAGACCGAGATTGTCAAGAAGCTATACGATGCATGGGTAAAAGACTTTTCGAATAAGAAAAAGCTAGTGATCCACGGAGAAAGTAAAGACAAGGATCGCATACTTGTTCCAAACTGGTCACCGCTACACGCAATCAACTTTGTTACGAACAGATGTGCTAAAAACGATGAACCCAACTCACTACCAAACTTCATCTTTTATGAAGCATTGAAACCCGGCGGAAACGGTTCGGAGTTTCACTATGTGTCGTTTGGTGATCTTGTAAAGAACAAACAACCAGTCAAAGAATATGTTCATGTTGAAGAAAAGTCGCTCAATGGGTCTGAAAATGATGATGTCGCTTCTCGTAATGTGAGAAGTTTTCAGGTCAAAAGCACTGCTGACTATCTTGCGGAAGTATCCAGTGGTTCTCTTGCCGGTAAGACCATCATTGTAGACATCACCAAGAAGAGATATGACATCCACGAATACAATTACTTTGATGAGTTTAAGGCTACACGCGGCAAGATCGAAAAAAACCCTAACTTGGCAGAACCTACTGACAAGGAAAAAGTAGTACCTAGCGATTCGTATATATCAGTTCTGCCTAAGAGAAGAGGCTTGTTTACAGACAAGGAACCGGGCGAGGCAGTAGACGAAGACAAAGAAAATTCGTCAAGAGTAGAGCAGACCGCATGGCGACGAAACATGTTTATGTCTCGCATCGAAAACACAAAATGTATTCTTGAGACTTCGGGCGATAGTAATTTGCGTGTCGGTGATATGGTTACATGGGACATCCCATCGAACCAACCGGTTCTTACTCAACAGAAAAAGAACCCATACATTAAGGGCAAATGGCTCGTTGTGTCTGTTGCACACAAAATAAATAAAGACAACGGGTATACACAGACAGTAGAGATTGTCAAAGACTCTGTTGTTCGGACATACCCGAAACTTTCGTTCTTTGAAGTTGTTAGTTCAGTGGCATCATTTATATCTGCTGCTACTTCTATTCTTGGTGGTGGATTGCTCAAGGTCAGCACAATAAATATAGAAGAGATATTCAATCGAAATAGGTAAATTATGGATAAGCTAGGATTCAATCTACAATCATTTGTTGGTGTTGTCGAAGACCGAATGGACCCCGAAATGTTGGGGCGTGTTCGTGTGCGATGTCTTGGATACCACACCGAAATCCTATGTAATGATGATGACTCGTCTGCTTCTGGCGATGGCGGTTCTGGTCAGCAGAAATGTATTGATACATCTCAGCTACCGTGGGCAGTACCTATTCAGCCTACAACGTCGGCAGCAATGAATGGTATTGGT